ATGCTTACAGATTTTATAGAACTATTTAATAATATATACATCACGCCTTTCTATTTACTTACACGATGGATTAACCCATTCGTACTAATTGAAAAATACTATAAAGTGAAGAAGTTAAGAATCGAAGTGAAGATTGAAGAGGAAAAGTTAAAAAGTATCACTGAAATTAATAAATAATAATATCTAATACTAATTACTAGAGCCTTTTTTTAAGGCTCTATATCTCGAGAAAAGTTAGTTACCTGTCCTTTGTGATATTTCACCAATTATATCCAAAAGTTGGCTTTGTAGGTCAGATAAATATAAATCTTGGGTCTTATTTTGTCCCTTAAGTATTTTATACATGGATTCATGTTCCTTTGCTGACCATTTATATCGATGAACGAGTTGAACATCGGACGGTTTCACTTTGCCCCAAGGCGCAGACATAACGTTGTCATGATAAGAAATTCTAAAATCTGACCATGGGCCAGTTGGAGGGGATAAGCTGAGTGAAATATTAAAGTAAGTAAATATATGATCACCCATAAGTTATGGTACGTAATATTAAAGAAAAGGGCGAAAAGCCCTTTTTTATTAGTAGTTTATATTTGCTGTCAGATGTGACAGTTTGACCTACTTGTTACCTTTAAGATTAAGAGTTGTAGTAGACATGTCTGGCGGATTTGAAGCTCTTTCACATGCACCATCCATCATGACTTTGTTAGTTTCGGTACGTGAAGAATTATATTCACCTCTCCAGAATGAACAAATTTCATTGTTAGTTCTCTGGGCATTCCTTATCACTGCTTCTCTTTGGGCGTTTTGCCTACTGATAATTTGATTGCGGTTTTTTTCTTTCAAAGCTTGAGTTTGAGCTTTAATTGCTGCACTTTTAGCCTCTAACCTAGATTGCTTCATAGCTGAGCTTGCAGCATCAGCAACAAGTTTTATTTTATATAAATCAACAGCTTCATCGACACCCCAAATTGTTAAACCAGCAAGAGTAAGTGAGAAGTATAGTTTTAAATAGTTTAATTCCATTTAGCTTCCTGTCCTTTCAGATATTTCACCAATAATATTAAGTAATTGGTCTTGTAGGTCGGATAAGTATTTATCCTGTGTTTTATGATTTTGCTTAAGGGTTTTATACATAGACTCTGATTTTCTAGCAGACCATTTATAACGATGAACGAGCTGAACATCAGAGGGTTTAACTTCGCCCCAAGGTGTACTCATTGTATGATCATCTACAGAAATTTTACAGTCTGCCCATGCTCCAGTAGCAGGTAAATAACCTCGATAAATAATAGCTGTTAGTTTTTCTACTGGGAGACTGGCTTTACCTGATTTCACATAGCGCCTTACTTGCCTTTCACTTACACCCAATTCTTTAGCACCTTTTGCATAATCATGGCCAAATAAAGAAAGAAACTGTTTATGAAATTCTGATTTAAACATTGTGATTTTTACTCCTTTTAAAAAAATCACAATGATTAATCATTATCTAACTCCGAATAGGTTTATCAGGGGCGCAAGCGCGGTATCGAGTGACTAAGGGCAGGGGTTGCGCTTCGCTTAGTTACGACCGATTTACGTTAATGCTAAATTAATATTTGTGTGCGGTCTACATGGCTGCGCCATAGGTACGCTAAACAGCCTTTTTAATGCGACCAGTTATGACACTCCGAGCCATGAATGGTATATGGTGAAGATTATACAAGCAGCTAATTAGCATGTCGGCCGCGGCAAGCGCTGGCACGACATTGCTAATTTTTAGCTGCTTATTTCATCGGAAGATGATTGGTTATCAGGTTTAGCGGATGAATAAGAATCAACTCGATAAGGTAAACAGTTAATATTATAGTCATTACCGTTATAGGTAAGTTTTGCAGTACAAGCAGAGACTACATTAACAATTGCATTTAATGATGATGGATAGAATGGTTTACCGTCTTTTTCAAAACAATATGTTGAATTATTACGTGTAGAAATTACGGAACAAGTTATATAAACACCATTAAAAATATCAGGTAATTGATTTTGTACTAATGGATTTTTAGCTGATGGTTGAGACTGGCCATTAAGTAAAAGGTTAGCTTCGTTAGGTTTTTGTGTTGGATATAAGTAATAAGCTAAATAAGCAATTAAAAATATACCCCCTACTTTGTGCCAAGGTTTTAATAATGAATCTTTATTTTTTTTCTGTTCTAAAACTTCGTTTTTTCGTTCTTGTGATTTTTCTTTTACTAAATACCATTTTTTTAACTGTTCAGTAGGAACTAAGCAATAACTGGATTCCATTTGAACTAAACGACCGGATTTAGTAGTCATTACATCAGGTAAAAATTTTTGGGCTGTGTTATACCAGTCGTGACACCATGACTTAATATAAAATTCATAGCCCTGGGCTTTGCGTGTTTTTGCTTTACCGTCATAAAATCGAGCAACTGAAAATTTAGGAACTTTTAGAGCTGTAAATAAACGTTGAACTAAGCTATTAAGAAAACCAAAGCCGAAATAATTAGCACCTGATTTAACGTTAATTAGTTGGTCTATTGTGGTGTCACGTAATTGTTTATCAACTCCCTCAAAATCTTGACCTATTAAAACCAAATCCCAACCATACTTACCCATTTGAACAAACCAACTAACAATTTGTAAGCGGTCTTTATCTTTAAAGGATCGAGAGTTAAGGAAAGTTAAAAGTTCATCAATTACAACTAAACCATTTTTTGATTCATCATAATTTTTGTCGCTTTCCTCTAGTTCTGGATAACCCATGCCGAGGTCTTTTAAATGAGTGCTACTCATATGGTCAGGTAAGCGGATTACATGAGGGTTTTTTACATCCATTTTATCTAGATATAAATCTAAATTGGTGGCAACTTTGCGCCCTCTTTTTAAATAATCGTTAATTAAATCGATAGCATATTTTGTTTTACCTGAGCGTTTAACACCCTCAATAAATATTCCTTTAGACATAATATTAAGCCTTTAATTTTACGCGTAAAATACCGATTGAAAAGTAAAAGAGCATTTGGGCTGCTTTTGCTGTGACTACAATTGTGGCGCAAGTAATTGCATTACTGGGGACTAATGAAAGGCCAGCAAGTGAAAATGAATTATTGGGTAAAGTCGTTAATAAGTTTGTAAATTCACTATTTAATGTTGTTACGAAAGTAACTAATAAAGTGGTATATACAGTTATGAAAGCTGCACCAATAAATAATTTACGGCCAAAAGTAGTTAATAGATAAGTAATGATTGAACTTAAACCAGCAATAAGGGAAGAAATTAAAGCAGGTATGGCTAATAATGCAGGCATGATAATTAATCCTTATAATGATGAAAAAGCTCTAAATGCTTGTGATGAAATATTGATTAAAGCTATGGCAGTAAAAGTCCAAAGTAACCATTCGACCAAGGGTTTAAAATAGGTTTCATAGGGTTCACAGTGTTGATGAACATTTATAGTTTTTGAAACATTAGCTATTGATACATCTAAAATAAAAGGTTGGCATGTACCGGTGAAACCAGAAAAGTTTTGAGAAACGTATGATGTTATTTTAGATGTATAAGTATTTAATATTGATGGTGCTGGTTCTTCTTTTTCTATCCATTCTTTTAGTTTTGCGTTTTCTTCATCAAGTTTAGGTTGAATATCATAATCACAAAGTTCACCCTCACACTCGCCGTTATATAAGTCTTTTTTTGTGTTTTCGGCAATTTCTAAAAGTGCGCCATTGTTAACTTGAGAACCGCCAGATGAAACAGGTTTTGATTTAATATCACTCAATATTTGGTTAGAGTTTTGAATCTCGATAGCAATCCGGTCTAAACGTTCATCGTTAGATTCTGAATATGTTTTTTGATTGTTATTGATAACGTCTAAATTTTCATTAATTTTATTTATTGCATCTAATTCGGCTGCCTCTGGTTCTGGGTCGGTCGGGTCAGGGTCTGGTCTTGGCTCTGGGTCTGGTGTTGGGTCTGGGTCTGGACTTGGGTCAATGTCTGGAAAACATGAAACGGGTTCAGCAGAACCATAAGAAGCGGGTATGTAATAGCCACCATTTTCATCAGTTTGAATTTCACATTGGCGGCCATTAGGTGCAGGAAAACATACAGATGTTTGACCACCACCACTACCAAAAACAAAAGGGTCATTGTCTGTTGGTGCTGGGCAATCTGGGTCTGGCTCTGGTTGTTCTAGAGGCTTGGCACACATATTTTCATTTACTAAATTTACATGATTAGGAAAATCATTAGGCGGACACGTAAAAACAGAAGTATTTTCATTAGAATAACTATAAGAAAAATACTGACCTGCACCAGAGCTTTTATCTGGATATCTGGGGCTAGTATAAAGCAATTGAAAACTCGTAATTCCTTCATAACACTTTAACTCGTAAAAATCTTTATCATCCAGAGTAAATGGCTGAAAATCGATGTTAAGACAAGCTTCATAACGCATAAAAACATTTTCATCAGAACAAGCTGTGCCAGTAAGACCAACAGCAGAAATCGTTGTGCAATACTTATCATCTGAATTAGCTGGTACTAAATCGCTCATATCAGGTTCAGCAGAAACAAAAAAAGCGCTCATAAGCGCAAATGTAAAAATTAAATATCGCATTATTGACGCCTTTTAAAAAAATAGGATATGTGGGTTAAGGGAAGTTAACCCACATTAGGTGGTAGGTATTAGCCCCCGTTAGCGCCTTTAGAAATAAAGCGGCCAAGTAGAGAGAAACCGATAGATGAAGCAAGTACAACGGCTAGAACTGAGAAACCAGCACCAACTGCGGTTGTAACATCAGATAAAACTTCGGTTTGAATTGCTGTTACTTGTGCTTCATCTAATGCAGCGTGAGCTGTAGAAGAAAGGGCTGCACCAGTGGCAGAAATTGAAATTAATAATGCTTTAGGTGAAATTAAAGCGTTACGGTTTTTTTGGTTAGAGATAACCACTGAAGTAGATTGAGTATTCATAGGAATATTCCTTATTTACATTAGTGTGAACGTGAGGCTTTTTTAAATATTTCACTCACGAAGTGATAGAGCTTGCCAGTACAAAAACCTGTAAGCCAACAAGCGATAGCAGACCCGATAATTTTTGCGTGTAACGGGTCAATTTGGTTAATGGTTTCCACAGATGAAGCCCCCAATAAAAGAAAGAACTAATAAAGTAATTACAATTAATGTTTGAGTTTCCATCGTGAAAGCCTATTATTTTTTATGGGAAATTTACTTAAGTTTATTTTCAGTAGGTAAGCTGTGCAAACGGAAGCCTTTCCAGTCCATTTGACGCGCTACGTTAGCACCTTCGTAATATTCAATATTGAGTAACACAGGCTTTAAGCCCCAGCCGTTAGGGTCAGATTGCAAATTCTCCAATTGCTGATAAGTACCATCGTTAAATTGGTCAGCTGATACCTTTACAGATAAAATTTGAGCTGGGTTTTTTGTGTGAAGTTTAAATTCGCCAGTCGTAGGCAGGGGAGCGCCTTTATCATCTGTGCGGTTAACTTTTACTAGGTCTGTAATAGCGCCTTCAATATTCATAATTTCTCCAATTGGGTTTAATTTTATTAATAGTTACAGTTAATGACACAAGTCCAAGCTCGCGACTTCGTCGCTCGAAATGTTGCCAGCCAGAGCTTCGTAATCCATGAATAAGCACATGTTTTGATAATCCTCAAGAACGCACGCTTCAAGGAACTGCATATCTTCATCACTAGGTGCAAATAAGCGGCCGTCATCATGCCAACCTTGTATTTGTTCAGACACACCGCACATGATTTTACGTTGCGATTTAATATCTTTTTCAGTGAGTATCTGGGTAGTACCGCGTCGAGTAATTACAACAACAGCATCCCAAGCAACACCTAAAATTCGGTTAGCTGGTTGGTCGCCATATTTAGTGGCAAAGTAGGGTGATTTAGATTCACTGCGGCTAACCTCGCCAGTAATACGGTCAACAATATCGGGCAATTGGTAGTGAATGCGTAACGTTTGGTCTTTGCGTTTAACTTGTACGCCACCCATTGCAAGACAAAATGCTTTCCAATCTGATGAATCAGCAGCTTGGCGTACCTTTTCAAGTGCGTATTTTGAAACTGTGTCTAGTGTTGTATTCATTGCGTTTGCAACCTCACATTTGCCAGTATCACCTTGGCCTAATCGTCTAAGTTCACGCCAAAGGGTGACTGATGGGCCACCAATTTGCTGAAAACGTCTAATATCAAAAGTGCTTGCCCAAGTAGATGCACGTTCTGCGGCATCAGCTGGAAGTATTTTCATTTCACCCGCTTGAGAACAAATTACTTTGTCTATGCTGTCACCAGTCACGGCTTTAGTAATATATTTAGCTATGTAACCAGAAGCAGAGCCTTTACTTTTATTAATCGTAATAGCCTTAAAACGGGTGGTGCTTGTTCTAAATTCGGTTGGTGTATCTTCGGTGCAAAGCTTTTTCAGGATTGCGCGAACTTGTATTGCATCGCCTTTTTCCATGAATAAAAGCATATGCCAGTGTGGGCAACCGTCATGATGTGGTTCAACAACACGGAATCCATAAGGGCGTAAATTTTGTTTTGAGAATAGGGCGCGGGCACGTTTCCAAATTCCGTTAAAATATTCCTGTGCATCATGAGGGGTTGAACCATCATATTTATTATTTGGTCGGCCTGTATGGTGAACTGCATGAAATCGACTTGGTGCTGATAATGTGTAGAACTCACCGCGATGGCCATGCATGTCTGCTAGCTCTTCAAAACCACGAATACGAACCATTAATTCTGCCGCTTGTTGTTTACCTGATGTGTGCGAACGTTCAATAATTGATTGCAGTGTTTCGAACTCATCAAACGGGTTTGCATCGTTTGGAACAACAAATAAATCAGACATTATTTCGGCTGATTTGCGCTTACGTTCTCGGCGGTTCTGGATGGTTGGTTGTGACACATAAGCACTTGCTTTTTTATGTACGAGTCTCAAATCACGTGCTAATTGTTCGATAGTAAACGCTTGGATTTTACGTAATTTACGACGCCAGAAAATTGGGTCAGCAAAGCGGTTTAAAATACCTGTTAAAGAATCTGCTGCAAAGTGTGTGCAATACGGTGCAACTAGTTCAGGCTCTTGAATATCAAAGGAATTTAAGTATTTAACCAGGATGTTAAAAACTGATAATGTGTGGCCGTTTTTACTTATTTTCAGCTCACAATAACGGGCTTTTTGCTCTGCAATTTCGCATAGTTCATCGTCTGAACATGATAAATTTATATGACCGTGTTTAAAATTCCCAAGGGTTAAAACGGTATCAGCAGACTTTAAACGCTTGTTTGCTTCAGCTAAATTGTTGAATTTTTCAGCCAAAAAGTAACCGGTGCTAAGCATATGTGCAAGGTTAGAATGACGTTCAAAAATACGATTTCGCCATGATTCAAAGTCAAAAAAACGTTCTTTCACTGGTTTAGAAAGGTTTGCAAAAACGTCTTTTGCAGTGCATGCAGGTCGTAAATTTGCCGTTAAATTGATTGCTGTATTTAGCGGGAAAACTTGAGCGTATTGGGCGTTAGATAATGAGTTCATTTTAAACCTCATCATCTGAATAAACAGTTTTGTTAATTTGATACTTTGCTACTTGAAATAAAATTTCACATAGAATACCAAGAGAAAAAACAAAAATAGATGACCACATAAGCGCGGTATGCTGAATAAGTAAGGAAACTTGAAATACGACTAATAAAACTAAAATTTGAATGATATTAAATAATTTTAAAGTTGAGCTCATATCCGTATTTACCTGTTAAACTGACAAACTGTCACGTTGGACTCTTTTTTGGAGTCTAGCGGTCATATGTGACTTTTGTCAAACTTTTTAATTATCAAGTTTGACAGTTATAATGAAATACAGAGGAGATTGTTATGAATTTTAGTTACGAACTAATTGAAAAATATAAAGAATCCAAAGGTTATACTCAGGACAAACAAGTTATTTCTGATTTTGAGGAATTTAACTCAGGAAACATGAGTAAAATTAAAAAAGGCGAAAGGCATATTACAGCTAATCAGTGTATAGCAATGGCTAATGCTATAGGTATGGATCAAAAGGAAGCCTTACTTAAACTTGCTATAGAAAAGTCAAAGTCTAAGGAAGAAGGTAAAATCTGGTCTGAAATTGTAAAAAAGATTAGTGCAGCATGTGTAGCGCTAACGCTAGTTGCAGGACTAGCAAATGCACCAACTGAGGACGCATTTGCGTAA